AGGGGCTTCCAAACTACTATCAAATTAACAACAGGATGTAACAATGAAAAAGATAAAACAAACGCGACAGGCAACCGAGATAAGTCTAATCATAGCAGTAGGCATAGTTGGTTGCAAATAGACATACGCATACTACGGATACTCAGTGATTGAGAGCCGTGTATTGTTTAATGGTGTTGTTGGTGTTCCTATAGAAATTAAATAAGGATTTAAAAATGAAACCGCTTATCGTTTTACTTAGCACTGCTATTGCTGGGTGCTCTAACTTACCAATGATTGATGTAAGCCATGAATGGCATGGTAACAACCCGCATGTTTATGAATCTACATCAAAGATATTCGTAGGAATTCCAATGCTTTTATCTATGGAAGGAAGTAGCGTTAGATTAAACGATGAGTGGGTTTTAACAAATAAGCACAACTGGCCAATATTGGCCATTAAAGGGTATATATCAGGGCTTGATGTCTTCTATCATCCTGATTGCGATATAGCTATGTATCGCGACCCTGTTAAGTCTGCAAGTGTTGGTTTGGTTTATCTAAATCAAACTGTAATTCATTCGGGATATCCAGTTAACGAAGGTTACGCGACATCTCAAGGGTTATATGTTGGCGATGTAGTATCAAGTGATTATCCTAATTGTCAGATGTCCATGAGCACTGGAGGTGTTAAAGGCGGAATGTCAGGTGGTGGCGTGTGGAATGAGCAAGGTGAGCTGGTTGGGATTACAGTTGGATACTTACCCCAAGAGGTGGAGTTTGACGGCGAAACTTTCGAATCGCCGTCTGTTTGGGTTAGTTTGAATTTAGTTAAGCATTGGATTGGTTATGTATCCGAACAAAATTAACACTTGAGTTGTTACTTAATTAAGCACTTTGCGATGGATTTGGATGTCTTTTTCATAACTCGACATTGAGTTTTTACTTCAGACTTAAATCCAACCCCGTTAGCTGCTGTCAAGTAATCGCCCACGCATACAGACTCATCAACTGAAACATAAACCTGACCAGTCAGACCAACGCACGACCACTCTTCAGGTCTCTCTGAGCGAGATGAATAAATGACCTCGCCAAGAATTTCATTTCCTTCATCATCAAACCCAAGACGCTCTCTTTCTGGCGAATAGTCAGGGTTTTCCTTTCTTACTGTTACGGTATTTCCCTCGCTATCCTCAATGCCCTCCCAGATTGGCTCACCATATTCACCGACAAGATAGCGGCCCGACCAGCTTATACGAGCTTCATTCAAAATAAACCCTGCCGTACCAGACACAACGCCTATAAACTCATCTCCGTTTGCGGGCGCAATCTTTTCGCCGTTTAGATCAACTAATGTACCTAATGGAATTACACCTTGATCTGCATTCTCAAAGTATTCAGCAAAGTCTGAGAAAGTATGACCACCTGCAACCGTTCCTGTTCCGTAGATGTTTCCGTTTAATGAGTCTAATGACCATTTTCTATTAGCCGATGACGCATTGCTTATTGGACCAGAAGAACCAGCAAAACCACCACAATGTTCATAATTCTGTCCGGGCTTAACGAATGTTGATGCTGTAACCTTTGTGTTTACTAGGTCTGCAATACTCTTTAGTGAACAATCAACATTTGACCTAATTCCTCTGGCTTCTGACTCTTGAGATACGCTAACAGAGCGTTGGTGGAATGTTGATATATTACCCGTGTCCTCAAGAGCTGACCATGTGTCAGTTTGATACCCGCCAATATTACCAAACTCACCGATTGGAGGTAGAGGTGCACCTCTAAAGAATACCTCGGAATCACCACCTTTAACTAGAGTTGTTACGCCTGGTAGGTTTCTTGATGCTGTTTTAGCCGTCGTTCCACCTAGGTATAAATCTGTATATATACCTCCGGAGTTTGATAACTCAATAAAGGTGGCAGACTCTCCGGTGGCAATATCCAATACATTAGGGCTCAAGTTGCCGATATTAACTTGAGAGTTTCTTATGTAGATACCAACGGATGAGTTGTCTAGGGTGTGCCTATCTAGGCACAGAACATCTATATTACATGCGGCAGCTCCATTTACTCGGAGAATTCCGCCTGTTGATTCCTCTACATATATATTTCCAAGGTTAAAGCCCGTTGTACCTTCAAATAGCGCGGCTTTATCTGACGTGTAAACAACATAAGACCTATTACATGTAACAGTGTTGCACCCTAATGAGTTTTCGCTAAATCGGTAATTCCAACCCCTTAGTTTGCAGTACATTGAAATTTCTTTGTAAGAGTGGAAGAATCCCTGCTCGGCTGTAACACCGTTAAGAAATAGCCTTTTACCACCATCTGCAAGATCTGGCTTACCTACTCGAACCAGCTCTATTGAACATTCTCTTGTAATGCCATGGTAAATCCCATATTCAACAGAGGTAGGCGCCCAACATTGAACCTTCATTCTATGTAGTCCGGATTGATATCCAGTACCAATAATCACGGCTGCATCAACATCCATGATCAACTCGCCACCATAACCATTAACCGGCGGTAATCCAGATGTTGTATTTGTGTATTTTGTTAGTGACGTGGTATTAACATTACCACCAACCAGCCACACCGATGCAGGGATTACTAGCGGCTTGCTTAATCCGTAATCACCCTCTATGCGTACTGTTGCTATGAGTTTCGATTGGGCGTACTCAAGTGCATCTGTCAGTGCTTGCCATGAATCGGTAACATTTGACTCTGAAAAGTCTGGTGTTGCGCCGAAACTATCAGCAAAAATATCACCCACGACAGTGTAATGTGATAAATCCGTCCCGTCACCTGAGTTGTGTCTAAATAATGTGCCGGCAGCGTTACAGTAGTCGCCAATAGATGATCTTAACGGTATTCCAGATAGCATATTCTCAACCGCAGAATTAGTACCTGAAGCTTTGTAGGTTACGTCTGCATAACTCGATAGTGTGGTGGTAGTTATTTCTTCACCAACCTCATGCCCCGTAGCCACACCACCCTGCTCAAGCTTCACAGAACCGAGCGGAGTTAACACGGCGCTAGCATCTTCAAGCGCATCAACACCAACCGTCACGCGATATTCGTCACCCACCAAAGCATAAGACACACCACGAGTGCGAGGCTTGCCGTCAAAGTCTGCAACAGAGGCAACAAAATCATTTACTCGTTCTATTGCACCGGTATTTGGCACGGACATGTAAAAATCACCAGCAGACCAGTTAGGGCGACCGTTGATATAGGTTAAGTCTGTAATACCCGTGGTTTCATTAACAAACACACCAGAGAATATTTGAAAGCCCGGCGGGTAGCTTCGAGGGGTCGCGTCTGGTGGTGGTTGCGTAGCTCCTGGTCCTGTTGTATATGGTGAGGGGGTCAAAAAGTTATGATTGGATAGCAGGTTCGCGCCATTGCCGATCGAGGCTTTAGCCGCCTTGAATAGTTGCGAGTTCTCCGCGGAGTCTGGAGTTCCATTTGGCTCCATACCCGCATTGAGTAGCATGGCATGTTGAAGCGCCCACTCATCTTTTAGGAGTGCAGATTCCCAAGGTGTACCGGTGCCGTCACCTGGAATTGTAATATTCCTGGCTGTACCGAATGGATTGTCTGGAGTTGCGGGTGCAACTTTGCCAGGATATTGAGTAACCGGATTAATAGACATTATTTAACCTCTACATTTTTAAGATAGTAAGAGTGAAAGATGAGCCTAGAGTTTCCAGTCTCGTTTTTCCATCGTATATTTTCAATGAACTTATCGAAGTCAGCAATGACCATATAGCCAGATCGCCATTCGTTATCGATAAATTCATCACTGCAATCCTGAGTGCCTACAACGGTAAACTCTCCGCGGATTGGGTGAATTAGTACAGCTCCAGATTTAAGCATCGCTAGTCCTATGGATTCGGTGTAAACCCTTGCGGGTATAAAAAGTCGAAGTCACCGGAGATAGCTTCAGGCTCCCCGCACTCCATGTATGATTCGCCACACCCTACTCTAAAAAAAGGAACACCAGTAAACGGCACCCATTGACCACCACGTTGCACGTAAGATTGAGTATCAACTGGCGCTTTAACTTCAAAGATTTGATGGCTTTCAGGCTTAGAGTAAGCGTACTCGGCAGTGTCTTGCGCTGCTAGCTGCCTTGTCTCTTCGTCCTTATCGTCAATTACTTCTCTTGAGTAGGTGAAATCTTTTGCTGCTTGTAGGGTGTCAGTGTCTCGATCATCTACTGTCTTGTCGTATTCCTCAAGGCTTAGTATATCCTCTTCAGGCGTGCCAATTCCATACTGAAGGGTTCGCTCGATATCTTCCTGCTGATCTTGATTTTGTAGTGTGAGCTTATCAATCGAATCTTCAAGAGAGTTTGCAGGGAATCGACCGCCTTCCACCAAGTCTAAGTTTTGAGTTAGTGGTGTATCACGGTAAATAACCAGTGTCACATCATCAAGTATGTCTAGTGTGGTAAACGTACCGCCAGCAGTAGATTCATTGAGGGCTATCTCAAAGTTAGTGTAATCCGCCTCATCACCTGCACCGTTACGTGTAAGCGCAAATATTTGCTCTTTGGATGTAACAGCAAAGGTGAATGGAAATTCAACAGTAACCCCATTGGTGGGAAAGCTGTTTTTCCTGTTTGTTGTTGCTACTGTCATTTTATCATTTCCTGTACAGGTCTAGCAGCATGGCTAGATGGTGGATATAAAAACTCTTGGTCGTTCTCTTTCTTAATTCGCTTTTCCATTCGCTTCATGTAGCCTGGGTTCATTGACTCTCTCAGGTCGTACAAGAATAGGTAATCTAAAGCGATTCGAGAGTAGAACAGGTTTAGCCCTGGAGTGTTATTCAAAGCTAAAGTTAATGCACTCGCACTCGGATCATCTCCGTTCTTTGCTTTCTGCCATAGCTTTATTATATCACCACCAAGACCAATTGTGGGGCCTGCTAAAGTTTCAATCGGGCCGCCACCAAATCGACTCATATCACCAAATAGGAAATCGCCGTAAATACCAAGGCCGCCACCCTGAATCATAGCGGCACCAACAATGCTCATATTGTGTGATGGGTCATCGTTAAACTCGCGAGGAGTTCGACCTTTTGCCATATCCTTAGCGCTCATTGATACATAGCCGCTAATCGTTAATGCTGTCATTAGTGAGGCGACACCGTACATTGGCGAGTCGGTGAATTTATCAATACCAATTTCCGAGCCTTTCATTCTACCTGTAACTTCTCGCCCAATTACTCGCTGTAGAAACACTGTAGGGAACTGTTTAAACTGGCCTATAGCTCGTATTAACTCACCCTCTTTAGTGCCTCGCTGCGTCCCCTGAGTCCATGTTGCTGTGCTTCGAGTATCACCTTCTAGAACTGCAAAGCCTTGGCGGTCTGATACGTAGTTTCTAAGCTTGCCTTCTAGTTCAGCTCGATAATCTCGGATCGCAACTTTACTTGGCTTCATCCCTTGAGACTCTAACGATTGAGCAAAAATCTCATCTGGTATTTCTCTTTGACCTTCCGGCGTTAATAGTCCGGTGCCGTTTTCGTCAATCTCAAAACCCTTACTGACAATTGACCATTCATTATCTTCAATTCCGTATAGCTTCATCACTCGTTTAAGTCGAGGATCGATAGCATCAAAAGCTAAATCTTTCTGTTGGTAAAGTCGGTTACTCATACCGATAGCGGCGGATACTTTGAGGGAGTCCGTCCACCATGCTAGGCCATTCCATCGGAAAAACTGATTCATCATCTTCTGGGTTAAACCTGCGTGACCATCGTTTACATTGAATCGACCTGCAAGAGTTCCGGCGAATGAGTCCATAGTTACGCCTAGGTTAGCTGCAATAGCGCGCTGATCTGCACTGCGTCGACCTTTCATAATGCCTTGCATTGATTCAGCAAGGCCACTAAACATATTGCCACCTTGATAGCGAACCTCGGCAGCATAGGCCACGTTATCTGCACCAAATGAAGATAGCAGGGCGCCGCCTAGCTTTGACATGCTTAACCAGTTACGAACCGCTGACATGTTAGCTGCAAACATTTGACTACCAGCCATTCGCGTCTCACCGTTAACCACCTTCAATAGATTTGACGTGTACTTTTTAGACTTGGTTAATTCGTCTAGGTTTGCAAACTCATCAATAAAATTATCATAAATTGAGTCGACCATGTTTTCAGGATTCGTTCCAAGATGGCGCATTAGCCCTGTAGACTCTGCCGCGCCACTCAATGACATGTTGATTGATTCGGCTAGTGAGTTAGTGCCAAAGGTTTCATTGTAGTCCATGAAGCTGTCAGAGTTTTTAAAGTGAAGCACTCGACCTTGTGACATGCGCTTAGCTACATTACCAGGGCCTTTGAATTGCTTCATTGCATCTTCAACACTTTTAGGCGATCCGCTTTTGTGAATACCACTAGATAGCCCCTTATACACAGCAGCCATGAACCCCTGAATATCTTCCACTCCGTCAAACGTGCGTTCATCTAGCTTGGGCAAGGTAAAGGCGATCCACTCTTCTTCTGTTGCCTTGGCAATTTTATCTACATCGTGAGATTGTCGAGCAACATAGTTAGGGTCTTTCTTAATCCATGCACCTGCTTGGTTGGCATCTAAGCGACTCATCTCTTGATACTTCTGATAGATATCACCGATAGCCCTAGCGTTTGAGTCTGCCACATCTTCGCCCCACATATGACGTGCAATGTCTCGGTCAATATCGCCGTTACCGGCAAGCTTTAGTAATCCAACCTTATCCAGATCAGCAAGCATCCCGCCAATGTAAACGCCAGATAGTGACTTCTGCTCAGCATCAACAGACAAGCGCGAACCTCTAGAGACTTGATTATCACCAGCAATTAGAGCCTGAACCCCGCGCCCGATATCTTCAGGGAAAGCATTCTGCACAAAGTCGATAGCTTCAAGTTGTCGCTTCTGGTTGATCAGCGCGTTACGCTTTTCAATCTTGGCAGTCTCAACCATTTCGGTTGTAACGTCATTCAGCGCTTGCTGGATAGCCTCGTCTTTATTCGCTATTGAGTCGTTCAAGTAAATGCGCTGCTTTAGCATTTCAGCTTGGCGCACAAACTCATCTACCTCTTCTACTGAATAGTCTTTACCTGTTGCGTTCTTTATTGCTTCTGAACAAGTGATCATTTAGTTAACCTACACATTACAGCCGCTTCCAATGCTTTCGCGTCTTCTTCAGCTTTTAGGATTGCGCTATCAAACTCGGATAAATCATCACCCTTAATTCCGGTGACTCTCTCTAAATTTTGAACTGATTCCGTTGCAAACTCAAGCTCATCATCAACTGTTGTTTCCGGCTTCGAAGTTACAGCGTCAGCTTGAAGTGATGCTTCAGGGTCTGAGCCGCGTTTAACATTATCTCTAATTGTATTTTCTAGAGTCTGGTTTGTGTCAGTTGTTTTTGGTAGTTTTAGCTCTTTCTGTAATGCCCTAAGCTCGCGTCTAGCTAGGTTTCTTTCTCTAGCCTCTTCCTTTATCTGTCCGCCTTTTGCTGATAACTCATTCTTTAAGTCAAGCATTCTCTGAGCTTCTTCAGAGGTTTGCGTTTTGAAATTCTCACCAGTAGCTAAAGCGCCCTGATCTGAAACCTTAGCTATTCGCTGATCTGTTATGGAATCAAGCATAGATATCTCAGCTTGCAATTCCTTTGGTGACATCTCGCCAACTGGCTGCTTTCTAATCTCTGGCGCGGCTACCGATTCAATTACTTTCCCGTCAACGTCCGTGAATGATTGCGTGGTTTGCGTTGTTGGAATGTCAAACTCAATAGGCTCGTCAGCAATCACAGCCTCAAGCTCAGATATTCTAGATTGAATTTGATCGTTGCTAACTTTTGGAGAGTATGGAGTTTCAATATTTAAATTATTATCAAAGTTTCCCACAGCCTCTACGTTAGTCGGTCGCCCTTCTAGCTCTTGAGCGATGGAAGATTTAAACATGGCCTCACGCGTTTCCGGTGCGGCATTAGCAACAAAGCGCGGAGTTTCACCAGTTGGCTTAACTGTAGCGGTTGCAACATCAGGACGAACACCCTTGCGAATTAGATCGCCCACAGCACCAAAGCCAGCATGAAGACCTGCACCCATCACCGCACCTAAGCCAATATTTAACATGCTGTCATACATTGTATAATCGGCTTGCTCTCGCTGAGTAGCTCGGTAAACGAAAGGCTCAACAATAGCAGCACCTGCCACACCTTCAACAGCTCCGACCTTTAAGCGGGTTAATGCTCTAGCGCCTGCCGTTGTAGCTTTTGCCATCATGGCTGTGTATCTAGCAGGACCAACAACAGGAACGAACGATGCAGCAACGTTGATAGGGTCAACCACTTGAGCCGCCAACATTGCTGTAAATTGACCGACCGCTGGAACGATGCCCTTGGCGCGATCCATTTGGTCTTTGCGTAATAGCTCTGACTGCTTACGTTCGATGATGATATCTAGCGCTTCTTGGGTGTAAGACGCTTCCGGCACAGAAAGAGGCAAGCCGGTTTGTTTTATCTGCTCCTTCGCCTCATCGGTAGATAGTCGCTTCTTAGGTTTTGTTTCGGTGATCTCAATATCACGACCCATTAGAGGGTTAGTGTACGTGTACTTAACTTCACCTTGGCCAACGTTCGCCAGTCTTAATTCGCGGTCACGCCAGATTGAATCAAGAGGCGCCTCAGTCCAAGATTGCTCAAAGGCTGCACCCATATAAGAGGTTGAATTGTATTCCTCAAGGTTGCGATGCTTGCGCACATTTGGAAGTTCATTCATTCCAAGCATTAGCGACCCCTTCTCAATGGTAGGTACTTGTCACTTTCTGCCAGTTTCTCAAGCTCAGACCATGTGTAGATGATTAGGTTTCCGTTAGAATCCAAGATAGGTTCATTCTGGTTGTCGTACATCACAACACCTGAGTCATCGTTTAAAGTGATAGCTTTAGGTTTAAGGCTAGACTTATACGACTCAAGAGCCACATCCGGCGGCAGCGTGGCCGAGCGAGGCGGCATTAGGTCCATATCAATCACTGAAGGAATAAGGCGATCAACACCAACCTCAATAAGATAAGCATCACGCTCAACTGGTACGCGATAAGTATCTTGATATTCGTATCGACTATTTACCACATCATTGGCCGCTGCTTTAACTGCATCACTCGAGTTATCGTATACGCCAGAAGATAGGTACTTCATAGCAAGCAATTCAGTAGACTGTTTAACTTGGTTTCGCGTGCCAACGCTGTAAGAGGTCGAATCAAAGTCGCCCAACTCATCCATTACAGTAGTAGTAATTTCTTTGTGATCATCAGGAGCTAGTGTTTCTTTAATGGCCTTGTAACCTTCCTTGTCAGCTTGAGCAAGGTAAGTTGAACCACGAGAGCCAGAAGGAAGCACGGCAACTGTAGCGGCATTAGGTGATAATCCAGCGCCCGTTAAATCTCGCATCACATTAGGAAAGTAATCGCCAAACTGATCGCGTAGGGTTTGAACAAACTCCGCCGCACTCTCATCACCTTCCTGATACTGGCTAACCATCTGACCAGCTTGTTGCTTTGTTAGGATGGTTGTGAAGTCGCTAGGTACACCCAATCGCTTTTGCTCTGCAATGGTTGTTGCTGCAAACTGCTTTCCGTCGCCCGTCTGCGTGTAAACCTCAAACGAGTTCTTAACATTGTCTGATTGCATTACGTATTTTGCAGGGTCGGCAGTAAGCTGTTTGTTACGCTCATTAACCGCTTTCACCATGGTTGATTGCTGTGAAGATTGGGTTCTAAAATCTTCAGGCCCTGTGACCATTTCAGATTTCATTAACGGCCCAAGATCTTCCGCACTGGCAAATTGCACCTTCTGATAATTATCAGCGAATGAGTTTACGTCTTGAATCTGCGTGTATAGCTCTGCTCCTTGCTGCTCACCATAGACAGCCTTTAGGTTATCTTCTGTGTAGTTGCGCGTATCTGAGCCGCCTGAGCTCTTGTAAGAGATGTAATCTTGAATCTCACCGGTTAGCTTTTGCTTTGAGCTGGCATTAACTGATTTGATCTGATTGTCAGCCGCGTTAGTTAACTGGCTCATTTGCTGAGGTGTTAAGTTAGCATCCCAGTCACCAGACTCTAATTGCTGTTTAGCTGCTACTGGATTGTCGCTCACCATGCCTTGGAATCGGTAGTAAGAAAGCTCATTACGATAAGCGCGTTTTGCGCCTTCTTTCTGTGATTCTGGGATGTCAGAAGTTGAGATAATCAACTCACCCTTTGCCAGATTACCTTCGTAAGATGAAGGGCTACGCATGGTATCGTTAAAGCTAATCTGCATTGCTTCTTTGGTGATCGCCGCTGTATTCTGGGCGTTCATTTTCGCCGCTACAGGAATGGCGTTTTTCATTTCTCCAGCAAGTAGTGAGTTGTAATACTCTGAAGTTAGATCAGCTGCACGTTGGTTCGGTGCGTTATCTAAAGCCTTTTGCTTTGAATCATTAATCCAGTCTTCAATGCCTTTCGTGTAATCACTGCCAGTGCTTGATTCTTGGGTTAGCTGAACCTTTGCTTGCTCCAAACCAACAGTGGTTTGATTCTGTGCATTGATGGTGTAGTCACGAGCTTCACGATCTAACATCTGCTCACGAGCTTGCGCGAACTGCCCTAAAGCTTGAGCTGTTTGACCTAATGCGCGTGACATGGATGTATCAACCGGAGCTGCGCCAACTGTGGCTTGTCTTGCTACTACTTGCTGTCTGTATTGTGGCAACTTCATTAGAAAGAACCTCCTGCGCCCATGTAACCACTAGCACCAGCCGAAGCGCCACCCATCAAGGTTGCAAGACCTGTAGGTTTAGCGGCTCTAATATTTTCACCCTCTTGACGGGCTGCAACAGCTTCAGACGTGTAATTATTTCTAGTGGTCAAAGCATCCATTTCAATGTTGAATGCTGAATCCTCGATCACATCAAGCACAGAGCCTGTTGTTACGTCCACTCCAGAACCTGCCGCGGCGCTAACTTGCTGGCCGATAACCTGGTCTTTCTGACTACGGATTAAGGTCTCTTGTGCGAAACCTTCTTTTTCAAGCGCGTCAGCCCTGCTATCTAAAGCATCGGCTTGGTTATCCATCGCTTGACCTTCTGCACTAGATGCCGACATGCTTGAAAGCATCGACACACCAGCGATTATGAACGGGACTGCTGCTGCCATATTCTCACCATCATTTTATGATCTTTACCATCAGGGCCGAAGTGCTTCATTACTGATTCTTCTTTAAAGCCTAACATCAAGGCCCATCGCTCGGACTCATCGAAACCAACTTCGACTGTCATTTCTAGCCTAAGTATATCACGCTTAATCGCGTACTCTTCCATTATGGCCTTAGTCTCTTTGTGGAGCCTAATCCACGAATCAACATTACCAATCAAAGCCCAAACAAGCGCCCGCCCACTCCAATGCTCTTGCATACCAACGATAGCTTTTGGTATACCGTTTTCAAAATAGGTAAAGTTATCACCCTGCAAATGAGAAAGGGCTTCTTCTGTAAGATAGCCCTTATAAAACTCTTGTGCTGGCTGAACCTCTAACGCTGTCACGTCACTAGGGTTTAGCTGTTTCATCATTGATTTGTGTCCACTCCCATTATGATAGATATAATTGTACACGGTACTGGTTCGGAATGCTCAACCCTTAACATGTATTGCGGATCTGTACCACCATCAATAGGTTGCCTCCATGTATCACCGGACAACAAACTAGGAGGGCCGTCCATATTGTCGTTAGTGTCACGAATGGGAAGGTAAGTGGAAAGGTTCAACTCGAAATCAAGGTCTAAGTTACCCTTGCCGTAAGTCAAGCCTGCGCCGGTATTATCTAGCCTAAAGATAACTTCATTAACGCGCTTGGTCTTACCCTGTCCGATCCCGTCATTAGAACCGCCTTCCAGTCGCATAGATTGCCATGCTGACTTCATAGGCAAGCCAATGATCGCCTTCGTAGTTGGGAATTGTAAAGTGATTTGACCATTCTCAACTGTTCGCGATGGGCCGACACACCCTTCATTAAAGACCGCAACCTCACGACCTTCTAAGTGATCTAATCCCGTGAGCGTCTGAACTTCTGGGCCAGAATATTCAAGCGATGAATCAACAAAACAAGCATCATCTAGGGAGTCCTCTCTTCGATAGAATTTAGTTAACCACTCAATGTAGTAATTACCATCACGCTCGATAACCATCCATAGGCGATCATTACCATTGTTTGGAATGGTAGCAATAGAAAGTACATTTCCTACTGACTGCCTAGCCCACGCAAACACATCCTCGTCGGTCTCGTAGGTCAATGAATAAAGCTCCTGTCCGATAATAACCCAAACGATTTGATATGGTTCAGCCTGGTAAGCGATCTGCTTAATGCCAGGATCGGCAATATGCTCAGCCACCTTGTTCAAGTCTCTAGCAAAGTTACGCTGTGAGCTCTCATCAAATCTGAGCTCTCGAACTTTACGCCCACCAGCTTGCACAAACACAGTGAATCCGTTTGCGATTAGTGGCGCGGCTGTTTCTGAACTTCCGTACTGGCCGATCTGCTGGATGTCGATATCTGACGGAGTAATGCTAGGGCCACTTGAGCCAGCAAAGAACTCACCACCCAAAGAGCCAATATTAAGAATAATGTTCGACGCCAACCACGCGATAGGGTTTTTCTTATTTGCTGCAATAGTGAATTGATATCCATCGTCATCTTCAACTCCCGATTCAAAATCTTCAGGATCACCTTGAATACTGCCAAAGATAGTTTGAGGCTGCTCCAGTGAGCCGCCAAGCACCATTCTTTGCTGGTGGAATACGATTGCATTAGGCCAACCAAATCGACCACCAAACGAACCCCACGACCATTCATCACTTTCTGGGCCATAGTCCGGCTGAACTGGCTCCGCGAAGTCTCCAACAATGTTAGGAGGGAATGCTTTGATTACTTCAGCTTTCACCGTGTCGGTAGGGTCTGTACTGACTTCTGTTATCTTGGCATAGCCGTAGCCATTGGAAATAAATTTAAGCTCTAGCTCACCGTCGGACTTGGTGCCTTTTTCATGTAAAGGCGAGCGAGTACCAGCCGCGCCAGTGCCTGTAATTACCTCGTAGATTCTGTCTTGGTATTGAAGGTAATCACCAACCGCCCATGTGCCCTGTGCTGGTTGCCAACTATCAAACTCGGTAGAAGGTATGTAACCTATCTTAATTGTCGCCCCAACATCATCAGGCGTAAAGATAGTGTCCGATGCTAGTATTTGCACCTCTTTGGATTCCGCATCTAACGGAGCCACTTGAAGCGTTAATTCCTCATCAATGTTTTCGTCTTGGAATGGCCCATTAAGAGGCTCGAACGATTCACCGATAAACGTATCTACATCAGTTCGCGATACCTTAAAGATCCCACCTCTAGGATGAGTAAAGTAAACAAGGTCGCCAGTCTGTGCAAACTTAAGAACCTTAGCTTCAGCTAGCGTGAACTGTGACGGGATGGAAACGGGAACGTCCATATCATCAACAAGGCGATTATCTAGTGTGTAGACATCAATCACACCCTCTTTAAAAGCGAAGATGTAAGCCTGCGCTTCTGAGAACTCGAACGGGTAAAGCACAGCTTCAGAACCTAAGTCTTCAACAAACCTCGTACCTGGTCGTTTGGTCATTGGGCCGTAAACGGTGGGAATGAAGTTAGTCATTTCCTTACAGCCTGAAGAATACTTTGGATAGTCAATACGACCGTCTAGCAGGGGGCTAAGCTCACCGCCATTAAAGCTGAGTTTCATTAATGTTGATTTCATTACTGACCCTCGTAGTCGCTGTACAATCCACGGTCGATATTAGAGCGCCTTGCGTCAATCCATGATGTTGTGGATAGCTGCGTTACCGGATGCTCTTTGTTGTTGATATCTTGCGCAGTAACTACACCGTTAACGTAGAACTGGTAGATCTCATCTTTAGCAACATTGGTTGCAGTGGAGTAACCCGACAATTCATGCGCTAAGCCCATTGCAATTGCTTCATACAATGTGGCTGTGTACTTGTTTGGGTCAGTGACTTCCGCAACGTACATGATTTGCAACGACTCATCTTGCGGTTTGGTGGTTAGGATTCGATTACCTTCAATCGCCCAGTTAGCATACTGACCTAACTTTAACGCACCCACTCGTAAGCAATCGGCAGGTAGTGGATAAGCAGAAGTGTAGCCAAGAGGAACTGCGCTCTCGGCTGCTAGCTCTGTTCGTTTAGTGCATGAGCGCCACACATCAAGGGATAGCACCGTGCGAACTACTTCAGGCAAAGCAGTCAAACAGCGGCGACCCCAAATGCTATTAGCATCGAGAGATACGATCGGGTCTTCACCTAATCGACGTAAAGCTTTATTACACAGATCAACTTGGCTTGGCATTATCGAACCCTTAGTAGTGCAATCTCTAGAGCCTTACGGACTTTCACATAAGGAGTGCCTTTAGGGATAATTACCTGGACTTTATCGCTATCACCTTTAGCTTCTGACTTTTCAGCCTGATTGCCGTTAATGGTGTAAACGTCATGTGTTGCTGATTCTTTCTTAGCCATATGAACCTCTAAATAAAAAGGGGAAGCCGAAGCTCCCCCTATTGGAGCCGAAGCTCATTCTAATTACGCTGCCGTTTTATCGGAGCGAATCTCTACCACTTTCACTTCTTCGGTACGGGTAGCACCTAGAGTTACTTTAGAGTAGACCTGTGTAATATAGTTCTTGTCTGAACGCTCATCAATGCGAGAGAACACGCGACGACCATCACGCGCCCAAAGGCCTAGACATAAGCCTGAACGGTGCCAACAAACTGCCGACTCAATATTACCAGTCGTAGGGTTTGAGGTTGACATAATCCAAGTAAAACCAAGGAAGGTATTAATCTCACCCTGAACAAGAGCTTTCACCGTGTTGTAGTCTGAGCTTGTTACTTCTGGATCATCCATCAAGCGAGACATCTGGTCTGGCGAGACAGAGATAAAGCGATCCATTTTAGGAACGTTATCTTCATCCATTTTCTTTTTAGCTTGCTTAACGAAAGCTAGAGAGAAGGCGACACCAGTAGCGGTTGCGTTGATGATTTGCGATGCAGGAAGCGGAGTGGTAACAAGTGCGTCATACTTACCAGTTGAGTTGCTACCGATAGCGCCAGCCATGATAGTCGCATCATACAGGCGAGCAAGCGCAGCAGCCTGACCCATTACTAGCGGGTTAGTTGTGTTGATGATTGTACGCAGTTCATCTTCACGAGTTGTTGCTAGCACGTTCTTTTTGTCAGACGGGAAACACCAGCGAGAATCTTTGTTGATCGAATCAAACGCAGTGTCTGCTTGTGCATCGGTAAGGTCTGTAAATGAAGTGGTGCCGTATTGCTTGATTACTTCAGCATTTTCACCAAAGAAATCGCGAACATCTACAGCAGCGAAGAAGTCAGACTCCATTTGTTGACTAAGCAAGCCAACTTGATCTGAGAATTGTAGTACGTGATGCTCAGGAACCGTGTAGTTACCCATAATAAAAACCTCTAAAATAATAATTCACTAAATGTTGGTTGCATCGTTTCCGTTATGGGGATGCTTTAGCAAACCATTTGTAGAGGGCATCATTACCGTCAATGGTTGCCCTGTCTCCAGGGCGAAAGGTGCGTGTCTCTTGTATTTGCTAAGTAAATTTTACAACCGTTTGAGTCTAAATGCAAAGGCCTAGCTTGCAAGTATCTTATAGAACTTCTCTAACTCTTGTGAAGCATGCTCTGCAACCTTGCGATCTGAGCTGCGCATACGCGCCATAAAGTCAGGATCGCCTTGCTTAGCGCTTAGCTGCGATTGAGCTTCTTCTTTCGACATAACGCCCATCGTTGCTTTACCGTCAGAAGGTGACATGCCAACCATTGCGCCTTCAGCCATTAGACCGCCCATCTGGTTTAGCGCCTTGATGAATCCAGCACTGTTACCACTTGCCACAATAGCTTCTTGCATTTCGCTTGTAATGCCGAAGTGCTCAGCAGCGCGAGTGGCTAGGTTTAATCTTGAATCCCATGATCCAGCCCATTCTTTCTGCAAAGCCTCAAGGCCTTGATTGTTTTGCGCTTGGATGCTTTCTTGGTGCGCTTGTGCAACACCAACAATCTGCTCGTTAAGCATTGGAATCATTTTGCTTACTTGCGACTCACTCAAGCCGAGTTCGTGCGAGACATTCTTGAAGTGAGTAACTAGCTCAGGGTGATCGCCTTCTTGCAGTTCATACGTGTAACCCTCAACCGTTTCAGGTCGGCCTAGCGCTTTGTAGATTGAACCACGGTCTTCTGGTGTCATCTCTGAGGTGATTTTATACAACTCATCATGATTACCACCCATCTTCGACTGTAGGTTTTTGTAGCCTTTTGATAGGTCTTCAAACGCTTCATTTTGAGTTAGCTTGTCATAACCACGATTGGTAATTAGTGATTGTGCTTCTTCTGAGTAAGAACCGAACCAGCTATCAGGGTTTGCTGATTGTTGCGGCGCGTGTCCTTCATCAGCTACAGGTGCGGCACTTTGCTCTGGTGAGAATCCACCTAGTAAAGTGGTATCGCTTGCTGTGCTTTCTGGGGCATTATCCATTTTGGTTATCCTCGTTCAAATAAGAACCTTGTGCTTGAGCATCGTTTTGGTGCTCAATCTGTTGTACTGCATCGATATCTAAGTGACGCAGAATGTGCAAGGCCATCTGTTGACGACCTCGAATTTCGATTAATTGCTCTGGAGTGTAGGAAACATCAGGCTCGTACTGACCTAGTTTAGCAAATCCTACGATGTCACGGATTACTAGTTTGTGGTCATCATCCTTTAGAAGTCGGCGATAGCATCCGTTCAGGCGTGACGCTAACATCTTCCAGTTAAGCTTTTCGATTAGTCGCATCTTTACGCCTCGCCATTAATGCTGCCGTTACCGCTATAACTGAACGTTTACGCTTTGGTTGTTTCATTTATTCACCATTTATTTCGACCGATAACTTTTTAAGTAAATTATCCACAGCGTCTATAGCTTTATCCCTACCTTCGAACTCTATGTTTATTCTTATATCGTGAACGCTATTAAGAATTTCACCATAAAGATAGTTCATTATCTTTCTTCTTAATATGTCTTCAATCTTATACTGCTGAGAATTATCATTCGGTGAAATGTAAGTCTCAGCAAAGAGCTCCACCCCAACATGGAAAAGTCTTTTTTCGTCAAAAGTTAGCGCTGAAAAGTCACCATCCCTAACGCTAGATGTAACACTCAACGAGCACCAGTCATCAAAGTCATGCTTTATTTTTGAGTTATCAAAACTACTTGTAATTTGATCGCGTCTAATCATATTTCCCACCAATAAAAAAACCCACTTACTCGCAGTGACAGCCCGATAGAGGGGTGCAAGTGAAATGGGTTTACCTATAAGTTCTATCTAATGCCTGTCACAGCATGGTTAGTATACATTAAATCTTTAGTTAAGCATTGCCTAATAATTCTGGGTTTTGATGGATATTGCCGATTACTTCAAACTCAGACCAATCTTGAAGCTCAGGTTCGTCATGCCCGTAATAATCCTGACCGACAAACTCAGGGAAACTCCAAGATGGTCCGCACATTTCAACAGCATAGTTATTGCCGCCATAAGGGATGATATCACCCTCATAAATCTCAACGCCGTTTTTGTCTTTCAGTCCGGTGTATTGCATTGGGTGGTAATGCTTTGACTTAATAAAGCCTCGTAAGTTAGTTAAGGTTGTAGAGTTGTCGCACATAACCTTATCTATTGAGTTCCAAGCTCTAAATTTAATATCTCGCATCACCCACCCACCTTTTCATACGCTTTAATAAGCTCATTTAATACATCATCCTTGGTAATCTTCTTTGCTCTATTACCAAGCTCTTGTTTGTTCTTGTGATTAAGCATGTCGACTAAGTTATCGAATGCTGCTTTCGTGCCTACATAAACACCGATGCTTGCGCGCTCTTTTGATTCTGGTATTGATTTGCTAATTGCCATTTTAATTTCCGTCGATTGCTGTTTGAGTTAATACTAGTCGTTATAATAAATGGTAGCAATAAAAAGTTATAATTTATTTGACAACCCACCAATAACAAGCCAATAATGAATCATCAAAACAAACAGGACAATTAAAGATGAAAACATACAATACGTACCAAGAAGCTAAGATTGCAATGACAAAGGCTTGCATAATTGAAGATACAGACTCTGGTTTGTTTTTTGGAATGCCAACACGAGAAGGTACAACTCTAGCGGGTGGTAGCAGATTTGCCGAGCCGCAATATTACTGCATGGCAGTTGAGAAGTTTTTAGCTGGTGGGCATAAGGTTGTTGAGGGGGATTTGATTTTAGATGAGGGCGTTATATGGACAGTTTCGGATAAGGTAAATTCAGACACGTACATTTATACCGTTAAATCCTCAAACAAGCCGGAGGCTGATGACAATGAGCGCTACATCCTACGCGCCGCAGCATTGGAAAACCAAATGAACATCGACACCCTAGCAACACAAACACCAGAAGAGAAAGAGGCGCTTGACCTAATCGACACTACACCGCATCAATATGAGATGAGTAAGTTTAGTGTTGTGGCAGCTAAATACACTGATGTTGATGGTGAGATTTTTGAGCAGGTTGATTTTGACAAAACAATATTAACTATTGATGGTGATATTTGCATAGAGTCAGATCTTTACTTTGCATGGTCTAACAAAAACATCGTTCCGGTTTCAGATGTTACTGGTCGCGATTTGCTTATGAATCGACACAAACTTTGTAAGCGTATTGAAACCCCACAACAACGCGAAGAGCGCGAGCGTAGTGAGTGGATTGAGAAGTTTGCGCATAAAGTTAAACATGTTAGCACTATGACCTACAAAGATATTCTTGGTGAAATGTACGACAGCCTTAAAGGTGAATCAAAATGAACCGACAGGACATACTTCAACAAGAAACAATGAAGCGCTTTCACTCTGTACCGAAAGCTAAAGGCGAGAACTCAAATAAGCCATCCAAGAAGATGGTTGAGACAATGAAATGCCGTAAGCGTATCGAGGTGATGCAGGAAGCTAAAGAGCTTGGCTGTAGTGTTGATGAGCTTTATTGAGGTTAGCCATGACTAACAATCAAATGTGCGAGATGGTTACACTGCGACGCACAAACAAAAAGAAAAATGAACGCATCGAAGAGCTTGAGCGAATGCTGGTAAGGGCTTCAAATAAACTAGAATCCTACGATGGTACGGAGTTCTTTGTGGCTAAGATTGATATGGTTTTGGAGGGTGCGGAGTGAAGATTTACAAGTACATGTCTAGCAATGGAAGAGAAAATGCAATGGTACTTAATAAAGTCGCCCATGTTCATATGAGCTCTAATTTTGCATGGGTAACGCTTCAGGGTGTTGATGATAGGATTGAGGTATCTAAATCACAAGCTGAGAGCATAATTAAACTGCTGGAGGAAGAGTAATGCCAACTGAAACGATGGCTGAATTCTACGAACGAAAATGGGTTGAGACAGGTGATTTGAATTACCTTGAATTGGCGAACAAGTTGAGAGGTAAGGAAGGTGAGTGATGGGAAGGGCAATTGATATTTTGATTGGTGCATTATGTTGCTATATAGCGATTCTTTTTTATTTCGATGTTATCTCTCAAACATCCCCAGTCAAGGAGGTTGTTACCATTTATAGCTCTGAGTCTGAGTGCAATAAAGATACCGGTCTTGACTGTAGCGTCAGGATGATTCAATTCTATAGCGTGTCCAAATAAAATAAGCCCGCAATTAAGCGGGCTTTTCTTATGGTCTCGGTAAATCCAATTCACCCTCATACCAACTTAAATGCGAGGCTACCTGTTGAGCTCCTGCGTCTAGGTTGGTTAGTCGCAATAGATAAGCTGTGTTAGGCGCAAGGATTCGCTCAGATTCAATACCCGGCACTTGTGAGCCACCACCAAAGAAGCCGCTATTACCCAGAGAGTGAATGGGTGAGAATGCAAGGTCACCATCATCGGTGATGGTTGCACCTACAATAATCTGACTCTCGCCCACTTGCGGGTTTTTGTTGTTAGCGTTCTGGTATTCGGCAGGACTGCCACCTGTGTAGGTTGGTGTTGAGTAAATCTCAGCTGTCACACCGTTTCCGTTGTAAGAAATCTTACGCCCCTTCAGAGATACCGGATTGCTACCAGTCAGAAAGATAGTATCCGACGAAGCGCCACCACCAATAGTAAGCAACACTGAGCCTTCAAACTGAACTCCTAGCTTAATGTTGGCTTCAACGTAGCCCTGAGTAGTAACAGCTCGAACGCCCTCATAAACTCCCGCTGGAGTGGAGATGTCTATTACCGGCGTACCTTGATCTCTTGTTTCATCAACTCTCATATCATTCCCTTACATACTTTGTGCTTGTGCTAAATCCTTGGCTGCCCCTGCTAGTGCCGGAGCTTGGTTAAGTAGAGCTTGCGTTTGCTCTGCTTGCTTGCGACTGTTTCTCAACTCTTCTTTCTCTGACTCACTTCGAATGATTGACGGTGGCGTGCCGTTAACCTCTGCTTTCGCTTTGATGTATTCGTCTAGGTTTACATTATCCAACACTGACGGGTCATAAGCTGCGATATTGATAGCTGACTGCACAGTGTCATCCATACCCATCAACTGGCCTGAACGCTGAGCGCGTGTAATTGGTGACTCGTACACGATTGTGTAATCGCCTTCAGCGTCCATTAGCTCTTGTGGCATCTCAGGCAATAGACCTTGGCGAGATAGGATATCTAACTCACGCTCAATCATTGGTCCTAGATATTCTTGCTCAAGTCTGTCAGCAGTCGGAGCAAGCAGGATACCTTTCTCTTGTGTGCGCGCTAGCACTTCCGTAGCTGTCATCTGTGGCGTTTCCACAAGTATCTGAAATAGGTTCAAATAAAATGAGTCGTTAATGATTCGACGTGACTCTTCAATCATACCCTGTCCAATGTCAGGACGAGCACCTGTATTCATTGGCTGAACCATTTGCTGACCTTGAGGGCCTACACCGCCATGAGTTACACCACCAGGCTTAAAGTTGATCGCCATTGGGCCAGAACCCAAAACACCCACACCTTGACCAGAAGATGGTGCAAGTAGTGGGGGGGTTACCGCCATGTGACCAGCCATGAGATTGGTTTTACGCATCTCATTAAGGCCTTTAATCTCTGGTAGCATCTGCATAGCAGCAGAACGACCGTAGATTTCATTAGGCGATGTCTGTTCGCGAGCTACCGCATAAGGGAATGAGTAGTAACCACCACCTTGCAATGGTTGCTCCATGTCCTCCTTAAAGAAGTAAACAAACTTGTATTGACGCTTATCGGGGTTAATCGACATCTCGTCATAGTCTTCATTAGGATGCACGATATGGCAAAAGGTGAACTTGGTATCGCCCTTATCCTGCATAATCTTGCTAGGTAGAACTTCTTCACCCCACTGCTGGATAGCTTGAGCTTTAGTGAACTGAAACTCACGCATAGCAGTATCAACAACGCCGAAGTTATTCACGCCGAAGTACATATCACCCAAGAAGAGTGATTGATAGATGATACCCTTACCGTTAGGCGCTTCATTCAGCGTCATTACGCCAGTACCAAAACCCATTAGCGAACGGATAGACTGGTAATTACTGGTAGAGAACCCAGACTTAGACGCATAGCGCATGGCAAATAGAATATCTGTCACGTCAGCAAAGTATCGCTTAACGTTCTGACTATCGTTCAATGCATCATTATCTGTGCGCAGTGAGTGCCATTGCTCCGACTTAGGTGTAATCAGACCGACAATAGCTGAAGCGCTTCGGTTAATGGCCATGGCTGTAGTTGAGTCATAAATGCGCTGTGTACGTTGAGTGCCAGGTGAGCGCGTTACATTAAAGTCAGCTTGATCTGTTAAACAACGCTCGGCTACATCCTGCCAAAAATTTTGCCATGAGCCTCTATGCTTTGTGAGACTGGCTGATAACTGTTTATAGTCCACTGGTTGCCTCTCTATCATGATTCTTGTGGTACCCGAAATCTTGCTCGGCTTTCTTTCTTGCTGCAATAGCATCGTTCAGGTCATCATAAACACCAATGGAAACTCTTTTCCCATCATTTGATATTCTAGCATGCCACTTGCCGGACGACTTATCCCAACTAACCCCAGTGCATCCCGATGTATTTCTTAGCGATCTCGCTCTGTTTTTTGCATTTACAGCGCAAGTTACCATCCTGATATTGCTTAATCGATTATCAGAACGGTCGCCATTAATGTGATCTATTTGCAAATTCTTTGATATCTCACCAGTGGAAATAAACCAAGCCAATCTGTGAGCAAGAAGTCTTTTGCATTTGTGTTTGATGGCTAGGTATCCATTACCATCCAGAGAGCCAGTGATATCTCCAGCCTTTCCGGGTCCAGTTGATGAACTTATCAATCTAACGATCATTCCAGTATCCGGATTGTAGCTAAAGTAAGACCGCAACTCATGAAGACTGAACCCCTTATAATCCATTACGCACCACCTAACTTAGTAACAGCAGTCTTCGCTGTAGTGGTTGCACCAAGTGGTGAAGTCAGAACGGTTTGAGTCGTTTCTTTCTTCTTCTTGGATTGGCGCTTGGCTTCTTCATCAGCAAGGATAGCCTGCTCTGAATCACTTAGACTGGTATCTTCAACTGTCGCCGCTTCTGGTGGCTCTTCACCCAAACCAAGCGGGTCAGTCCAGTTAACACCAAGCGGGTCGCCTACTGTCTTCTGCACTAAACCACCTGGGTCCATAATCTTACCTACAGTCTTCACAACCTTGCCTACTGCACTGCTCATAATCTACCCCAAAATATCGTAATCTGTGTTAGCCATTTGGTTATTATATGCCCTTTCAACTCTAGCCGCTACTGGCTCAGCAAACGTGAGCGCGAAGCTATCCCCTTCATCGGGTGAGTATCCAAACATATCCTTAATCTTGTCTTTAGGTTGCAGGATGATTCTATCGCTTGAGTCAGTCTTGTACGGACTTGCTATTAAGTCAGCCTGAAGCGAGTCAGTATCAGCCACTCGGCAAGGTAAGTTCTCATCACGTAGCCACTTGTTAGCCTCTCCCCACATCTCTGCACGTTTGTTTGCATAGCGAATAGCATCTAGTGGAGTAGAACCAAACCATATTGCTTTCACGTTGTAGTAACCAAGCTCATGCAGTCGGTCTACAATGTCAGCACCGTAACCAGCATCGACGAACATATAATCCGGTCGCTTACCAATCTCAACGTCAACATGATCTAGAATGCTCTTACATAAGGCAACACCATCACCAAGCTTATAGTCATTGAACTTGCGAGACTTAGTTTCCCACGAGCAACGGCCAGCGCGTTTAGTCCATGAGAATCTATCACCACCACGAGAAGGGTCGACGCCTACAATGTATGGACCACTTGCCTTAACATTGGCCTTACGTGCTTTCTGGATAACATCAGCAGTAATAAGACCATCTTCACCTGAAGTTTGGAATGCTTCAGCGCTGTTCATTGGATACTCTTGCTTGAACGCCTTTTCTCCATTCATGCCATCAGCAGATAGTTCTTTAATCTTCAGTCTTCGCCAGTATAACTGATTGTCATTAATTCCATACTCAGAACAAAGTTCATGCTCCTCCGACGTACGCACAAAATTTAATTCTTCTGGTACATGCTTGGTGTATTCATCTTGCCAGAACCAAGGAACGAAGATCGCCTGATACTCTGAACCGCCCGACTCCGCCTCCTTCCATTGCTGGTGGAAGTAGTTACCCAACCCGTTAGCTGTCGACTCTAGAATAACCTCAGTATCTCTAGCATCTGGCACAGCTTGCAGAATACCTTTTGTGTGCTCTGCCGCATGAGGCCAGAAAGCTACCTCTGAACCGTGGAAGAATTGGAGAGTCGTACCACGGCCAACACCTTTGTTACCCGCCGTGCCTATCTTATAGCCTGAATCTAGCTTGCTGAACCGAAGCTCTTTAGCGTTTGACTTCTCGATAGATGGCTTGAAGTTATGGGTTTCACCGTTAACTGTCTTGGTGGGAAGGTTATCGTAGTAACGCACCGTCATTTCAAACAGCGCGTTAGTTGATTCAGCATCGTGAGTAAGGATAAAAGCTCGAACACCCTTAGACATAGTAGTGCGCCAGATATAGCGACCCTCTACGTAAGTACTAGCGCCTTGCTGCCGACCCTTTAATAGTATCGCTCGAACCTTGCCAGTCTTGAGCCGTTGCTCTTCCAGCTTCTCGTGTATGTACTTCTGAGCCTTGTTAAGCACAAAAGGCTGTACACCAGCCTCTTTAGTTCGAATGAATAAACAGTTCTTTGAGAAGAGAGGGAAGTTTACCTTAGCCTCTCTTGCGAATTCAGGAATCACTTTCATCACTCCAACTATCTGCGCTTGATATTGCCACATTCGCTTGCATCTCGATTGCTTTCATATCCGGCAAGTATTTACCAAGCAGCTTAACCCTTGTGTCTAATGCTGCTCTAAGTCGTTGTATTTGAAGGGCATCTAACTCAATAGTTGGATCTTCGAGTTTTACTATAATATCAAATACATAATCCAGCTTACCCCTCTCCTTCAAGAAGGTGATTAATTCTTCCCTGCGAATCTCCCTAGCTGTTTGTTTTACTGTCTTCCCCATACTGTCACCTATGCAGGATTTAACCCCATGAACTTAATACAAAATAAACCTCAGCTAATAACACTAACGCTATTGCTGGATACATTAGAATCTTAACCATCCTTGCGCATCCTATCGCCGTAAACAAACGCTATGGCCTCTTTAACCGTCCAGCCCTTGTTTGTGTATTTCTTCACCTCTTCCTGAAGCTGCTTATCTCGCTTAACTGTCTTCTGTGCAGGCATCGTTACTCTTCCTGTTCGTTCAGCTTGTCTTTAAGTTGCTGAGCTTCTTTTAAGTCATTACTACGCTTGTTCTCTTTCCAGTTTAGGAAACCGATAACCAGACCAGCGATTGCGACACATAAACCGGCCACTTGCATTGCGCCTTGGAATGTAAATAATATTCCGCCGCCGGTAGTTATTAGGCCGCCACTAACTGTGTCTGATTTCATCGGGAACCCTCACGCTAGATAGCCACACCAGTATACACTCAACGAGGATTATCTTCTCGTTTATGAATTGGTGCCATTGCCATAAATCATCATTCATTAACATCATAGCACTTGCGGCTGCTTGCACTATTAGAACCAATCCTACCAATGCGTAGAATCGATTCTTTACCACCAAAAACATTAACGCCATCACAATAAAGTAAATTGCCGAACTAACGTAATAGATTTCATACCCTGGGGATATTGTCACCTCGTAGTTATGTTCGATAAATGCCTTCATCCCCGAAAACAGCAAGATGCTTCCCGCCACCATGAACGGGAGTCTTGCAAAGCGTGAGTGTAGGAGGGCCATTAAGATCACAACCAATTCAAATAGATTCACTATCATGAAGTGTCTCCGCTATTCATCAACAATGTCCTTGATCAAGTCTTGTTTCTCAACTGGCAAGCTCTTGTATTTCTCAACAAGCTGCTTTGTGCTCATATCATCAACCTCAATCCAGTAGTCTTTCACAAAGTACATGTAAGATACTGCGATGATTAATGCGCCAATCAAAACAAGTAAAGCCAAACCAAGCAGATAAGCCATAATCCAACCTCTGTTATTTTTATATACTTAGTATACATTTTATTCGGTTAGTTAAAAAGAAAGTCAAGCTGGTATGTTGTTTAATATCACCCATACAATTATTGGACAGGTGATTAAGGTAAAGAACCAGTTACATACTGCCGCTTCTACACGTTCAGAGGTTAGCCATTTCACTTTCCAACTCCTTGCACTTCCCTTTGTACTTCGCGATCAATTCTTTTAGGTCATCAATCGTATACTTGCTAGCTGAGCTCTTACCCTCAATCACTTCAACTCGCTCAACTCCAATCTTGGCAACTAGTCCGATTCGATAGTCTGCTGCATTGCCTGACAAGTCACGATTGCACTTAACACATTGAGCATGACAGTTGTCTTCATGAAATCTGAGCTCTGGACAAGCTCCCACGCTTCGATAGTGACCCGCGTCGTACAAATGCCCTTTTAATCTTGAGTCGCTTCTCAGTGGGTTCTGGCAACTTATGCAAGCCCCTCCATTATCTCGAAGTCTGATAAATTTATTGAACCATTTTTGACATTCTTTTAGGTACCAGGATTTATCTCTTAGCGCCTCCTTTCGCTCTCTTAAGTTTTTACGCTCAATCTTGCGCCCCTTCTCTTTGGTGCTTGGTTTATTAGCGTAGGCTACCGCGTGCTCAAATGTACAAAAGTGCTGAACGCCAAACCTAACCATTGATTCGGTAGGGAATGACTTGCGGCATTGTGGGCATCGCTTTTTACTGGTTGTCATTGGACTTGAACCTCTCTCAATTGAACGTACTCACAATCACCTGGAATAGTTAATCTAAATCCTCTCTCTACGCTCCACTGTTCAATTAAAGTTAGATAGTGGTGCATTTCCCCTTTAGATAGTCGTTTGGTGCTTCTTATTGCGATAGGCTTTGAATTTGAGCCCAATTGAACCTCTTTGCACGGGCAGTATTGCAACTTCATGTACTCGTGGAGCGTATCTGTATCGTGTGACTGTTTAATTCTGACTCGTAGCTGGCTTGATATCTCCCCAAGCCACTTCCAATACAGCGAGTTCTGATTGAGCGATCGCTTACTTGCGTTTGTAACCACCAGTTTTAAATCACCCTCAGACTCTTCGCGTATGTCGTAGATGCTGGCTATGGTTGATAGCCAGCTTTCCTCCGACTTGTTTAAAATAAACTCACTAGCCATTACTTACCTCGACGATTTGTTATTGGCATTCTTCTGATTCTTTCCATTTCAACTTCGTGCATAGCCTTGTTAATTTGGCATCTGCTCCAATGGTCCATAAACCCAACCACCACAAAGCAGATCAGTAAAAATAAGATAAACCAAAGCATTTCAATATCAGAACCGTTAGCGGTCCATTTGTCGTGTATGTAATCAAGCATATTGCTTACCTCTCAGTTGATCGGCGGTTAACTCTTTAAATATATGGCTAGTTACGTTGCAATCCCAGCCGTTACCAGAAAGCACTTCAGCCTGTCTTTGGCTAACCGATTTAAAGTAATCCGATGGCAACCCACACAGCGTCGCTAACTCTTCCTTGGTTGGCTTTCTGATTACACCAGGTGAAACTTCAATGAAATTACCGTTCCAGCTTGCATACTGTCTGGTTGTCATTGTTATTCCTTTGTCGCCAGGTTTTACCAGTGCGGAGTATGATTTCTTCAATTGAAACTCTTTGTTTTTCCACCACCACTTATGCCAACCTTCTCCCATGATATTTTCTTTCGAGTTAGCATCAATGCAAGACATAAAATCAACAGAGTTTGGTTCTGGGTAATCTATTGGAAAGTTAGACCAGTACCAGCGAGGTCTTGCGCATGGTGAGCAGTCTTTTGAGTCAATAAAGAAACCATCAACACCAAGTGCTTCGGTAATCATGTCTAGGTTATGCTGTGACATTTTAACGTTCTCCAGCATAAACTTTACGTTTGGATTGAACGATCTAGCATTATCCAATATCAGCACGAACTCCCAAAACAGATGTGACTGGCTAATAAATTCAGCTCCTATATCTTTAGCTCTTATGTATTGCTCTCTTGTTGAGATAACACTTTCAACACCATCAATTATCGCCTTGGTCCCGCCCTGCTTTCCAATATTGCTAAACCCCTGACAAGGAGACCCACCAATAATCAAATCAACCTCACTCCAGTCAATATCCCACTGATGCCAATTATTAACATCACCGAGGTGGTTTATTTCTGGGTGGTTATCCGATAGTACTTTAATTGCATTAGGTTCTATCTCGCTTGAATAACTAGATTCAAATTCAACACCGGCATCCTTTAGTGATTGCCACGCCATCCCGCACCCATCAAACGCGCTAATGACTTTTCTTATCTTCTTCATCTCTTCACCTATCTGTTAAAAGTTCGTACAGTCTTCGCGCTCAACAAGCTCAACCTCTGGCTTCCCGTCATGAAGCGCCCAACCATCCGTTCCATCACCATAAGCTTCAAATATGTACCACCATGAACGGTTAGCGTAGTCAGTTTCTTTTCTGTAAAGCCTGCCGTTACTACCAACGAAGTGTTTAATTTTGTAATCTCTCATACCCACACCTATCTGTTAAAAGTTTACTTGCCCTTGCGTAGCGCGTTAATTCTGTCACTGAACTTGTGCGGCTTGTCTTTGTAGCTTTCTCGCTCAATGTCACTCATGCTAACCGATGAATGCTCAGTTAGTTGCAATGGCATGTCTGAGTTAAGCTTTAGTAGTCCGCGCTTTTCAAGATCGATCGCTTTATCCAACTCATTCTTGTGAAACTTCTCAGCTTCCTTTTGCGTCATTCTTCGGATGTTGAATGCGGAGTTATCGAAAACGAATTGCTCAGGTCGCCCTTCTGGCTTTCTGTTTAGGCAGCGATAAAAGGCACCACTGTAATCAACTTCCTCACCACCTAGTGCGATAAACTCAGGCAGTGATGGCGGCCAACCGTTAAGCTTGTCCATGACTTTCTTGTCAGTCAGAACTTTAGAAACGGAAGTTCGAATCTCCTTGATCGTCATCGTTGAGATTCCTTGAATCCATGTCGATGGTAATTCCGTGTGTGGCCACTTGTTGCTGTACGCCTCCAGAAACTTGGTGTGTATCCATTCCGGTATGCTCAGTGGGATTGATTGTCCGTTCACTTGGTGCGGTAGAGTTTCCGTACTTTGCGAGTAGTCTTGCATTGTTTTCTTCAACGGCTGAGAGCTTGCGGCCTGTTGTAGCATTTCGCGGCTGATTGGTTTCATTCTTCTTCACCTGTAGTTTGTCGAATTGTTTACGTAGCTTGTCAGGGCTAAGTATGTTCGAGCACCAGAATGAATCCCTGTTAGCCCAATCAAATACAGCCCACATTGTTGAGTGATCGCGATTGTCTGACTCTCGCATTAATCTGATAGTGTTCGCCCAATTCTCCAAGTTTGGTTTCTTGGCAGATGGTGTTACCACTAACACTCTGTTGAACATCTCTCCTGCAAATCTCAAATCCTCATCAGTGAACTTAAACTTACTTCGTTTCGTCACTGACGGAACAAGAGGCTCTTTACTATCACTATCACTATCACTATCACTCTTATTATCGGTAGATTTGGTAACGGTTGGTTTCGAGTGGTTACCAGTTTTACCAGTGGTAGATTTGGTGGAATATCTTTTTTCGGCTATTAACCTATTCTTTTCACACAACTTTTCATACTTATCATCATCTCTTGCGAATTGGTTTTTGAATGGAGAGAATGCAATTTTCACAATTGGCGTTAACTCTAACTGCTCCCCTAATTGGTGAGATTTGATTGCCTTAAATAGTTGTCCTGCCTGCTCATCCGTCAAATCATCGAGGATGTCCAAGCTGTCGATGTGTATTAAAAATGACTTACGTTTTGACATTGGATATAATTACCTTGTTTGGTGAATTGCCCTAGCTTGGTCGGCGGGGCTTTTTTATTTAAGCTACAGCTTCAGACAGAAGTCGATTCACCATATTGTTGAAACTACGACCTTCATCAGCTGCTTTCTTTTCCAGCTTCTTTTTTAAAGACTCTGGCAACCTAACGCTAGTTGGTTTTACTTTATCAGACATCACTATCTCCTGTTGTTAACTTGATTTCATTGTATAACTATTTGTAGTCGCTAGCAAGTAAATAAAAAGGGAAGTTACCTCTCCCTTAATACTCCGTTAATTCTTCCTATCTGCACTTTCATTGCTGTGGTGCTAAATCCTAATAATTCAGCCTTGATTCCATGCCTCTTAATGACCTCTGCTTGAGATTTTAAATCAGTCCTATCAATCGGTCGAATTTCTTCGTTACACGCCTTGCAGATAGCTAGGAAGGCGTTCTGCTTCATTTCACACATCGCCAAGTCCTTCCGCTTAATATGTTGTGAATGGTTTGCGGTGTAACCTCGAATTTAAGGGCAATTTCCACCACCTGTAAGCATTCGGCTAGCTCACGTATTAGCGGAATATCACTGGCTACTAACTTTGCACCTCGCTTGTTTGGTTTATCGATAAACTTCAACCCGTACTTCTTAATTGTGTGCTCTACGTTGTGGCGAGTGATTCCTAGCTTATCCGCTGCTTGGTTGATTGTGTGCGTGGTTTGCAGTGGTTCAAGTTGTTCAAGTCTGCATTCCATTTCAAATTCTGTTGTCATCATCACTCCATAAGGCAGTTACCCGCCCATTGTGCTGTTAGTCTTCGATATCAAAATCAAGATAATCCGTCATTTCTGAAACAACCTTAACTCTCCCAAACTTCATCCCATCCAGCCCGTTGTTTTTTAATGCCGCCCTTACGAATCTAACTACCGATTGGAACTCTTGGTATCTACATGAGCCATCGTAAAGGTAAACGGTTGACGGCTCATGACCACCCCACGCTAGTTGTTCAATGGTCTTGCTCTCACCAAATACATAACCATCTTTAAGTTCCATTCGCTGAGATACCACCTCGCATGTCCATCCGTAACTCTCCCCGTGATGGAATGAGCACTCAAATTGAACGTATCCAGTTGAATATGAATAAGTCGAAACCTCTCGCTTATCCTTTGCTTTCTTAAGTAAGATTGAGTTTAAAACCTCAAACATGCCATTAATTTTTCTTGCTTTTTTATTATTCATTTTCATCAAAACCACCCCTTATCAATTGCAGTGTAAATAACCAATGTATAAAGCGCCGTGCTTACTACTGCTAGTGTTGCGTAATATGCTAGTTTCATAACTCCGCTCCCAGTTTTAGAAACGTTTCTTTGTCCATCCCACCAATGCGGCTTACGTTGTTTAATTGCTTCTGTAACCATCCCAGAGGGAATATTTGCTGCATACCTTGCTGGCACACCTTTTTAATATTCGGACTGGTTGCGCGTGATTGCACGCGGCGTAACGTGTGCTTAATGGCCTTGTTAGGTTTGTCTTTGTTAAACTCTGCCGCTAGCTCGCAGCTAAGTAATAGGCTAGTGAACTCTTTTGCGTCGCGGATCTTATCTTCTGTTCTCATTATTCTTCACTCCCAAAGCTGTAAGTGTGCTCACCTTCGATTGATACCGCTTTAATCCACATCTTGCCGTTTGAATACTTTGTTTCGAATATCTCTTGATCTACGCTGGTAAATGACTCGACCAACTCCCATTTGCCAATCTTGTGATTTGCCATTTGTTGGATATTATTAAATAGCAATACCGTTGCTACGTATGCGTCATCTTTGTTGTTGCTGTTTACTGTTACTGTTTTCATTGCTCTGTTTCCTTATGGTTAAAGGGTTTTGCCAATTTTACTAATATTACCAACTAGGCGACCGCGCTCTTGTTTAAGTTTGCCAATCTTGCGCTTATCTTCGTATGCGCCTTTGCAGTTGATGCAACCTTCATCGTGAAGGATGTAAGAAAAGGTGTCTGGATTGTAACTCTCTCCGTCCGACTCATTTTGCAGCCTTTCTTCTTTAGCCCATTTGTACGCTACCATTAGGCAATTTTCTCGGACATTCCAATGCGGGTCGATAACCTCTCTTTGACTTCCGAAGTCTGTATCATCCGAAGCACAGCAGTGCTCTAGGTTGGTTATTCTCTGTGATTTAAGCTCTGCTATCTCTTCGCCAATTTCACCAATTCGTTTGGCCAGTTTTTCTAGTGGTTTCATTACTCAATCCTTAAAATGGGAATCTTTCTCCGCACTTGCTGCATTCCAGCTCATACGGGTTATCTTTGGTTGGTGCCTTGTGTAGTGCAATCTTGCATGTAGCGCACTTGTAAGGTGTTAGTTGTTTAATGGTCATACCATCCCCTCACTTGCTAATTGTTGGCTAATTTTGGAATTACATGCTCAACGCCAAGAACTCGAGCAAATGCAATCTGTAGTGCAACATCGTTATCCTGAAGAACCTCACAAAGCAAAGCTGCTTCCTTGTGGATCTTATCTCGAGCTTTTAATTGACTAGCGCTTGCCTTGTTCCAGTCAACCACATCGCAAGCTAGACGTATGTTCTTTGCTACGTCTTGAATGTACTTGTGGAAAGTCGCCTTGTTTGTGTGTCGCTTATACAGAGCCCCGCAAAGTAAGTTGTAACTATCACCCGACTCGTTTCTATTCTTGATTAGGTGATCGAACATCCACTCGTAAGTTTCAATCTTAAGCTTTGGCGAAATAGCCAGAGCCATGTCGATAAATAAAAGAGGATGAATCCAAGTGTGCTGGCCACGGCCTCGAGCTGATATCTTGACCTTTCCAAACTTTAACTCGAGCTCTTCGATAAATTCCTTAGTTCCCTTTGTTGCCATCCATGCCTTTTCGTTGAATGGTGAAAGTCCGTTAATTACTCGGTACTTGTTTCCAGCTTTAACCAAATCGGTCGCACTGAAGTATTCAGTTTTACTGTGTTGAGATACCGGCATGCCGAATAACTCACGCTGCATAATCACTGCTGTTTTCATTTTTAACCCTCTAAAGGTGTAAGCGATGTAAGAATAATAATATAACCTTTATCATGGTGCAATAGTTTTTATTAAAAAAGTTACACCTTTTTATCTCAGGCAATAAAAAAGGCCGCTTAGCGACCCTTTGGTTTTAATCTAGGTCATCTTTGTAATGACCATCTTTGTAGTATTTTGGCATCGACTTGGGTTTACCTTTGAAGATCGTCAATGGCCATAGCAACCCGAATATAATGCTTAGCTTTAGGTTGCAGGTGTAGTTGTGATTGAACTCAGCGTTTATTCCTGCCCAGAAGAAGTAAAAAGCAATACCTATAATTTGCCACCACTCTAAAAACATCATCTATTCTCCGCCATCATCAATATTTTTGATTCGCTGTCTTTTCTTTCTCGAACTGGTTCACCGCTGAACTGTACGCGTCTTGAAAGTTCTTTGTCGGTTCGTTTATCTTGAACAGCTTGCGGCGGTTCGGGTGGTTGTGGTGCTTCTGGTTCTGGCATTGCTGTGGGTTTGCTATCTTCATTTAATACTGACCTTACTATCCTGGTTACTTCATCTGTATGTATGCCGCGCTCTCTACACTCGATACGGAGCGCGTATAACTTAGCGTGAACATCTAGTCATTTCCGACTAAGGCGTCACGCACTGCTTGTTTGAGGCTCATCGTTCTAGCCTGTCGATAGCTGATATGGTTTGCGACTCATCAAAGATTTCCCACATCGCATCAACATAAGTTTCAAAGTCTGCGTATTCCTCTTTAGTTGTATTGTCGAAGTCTACTAATAGTTCGTCTATATAGCGGCGTTTCCATTGCTGTTTATTAATCATAATTTATTTCTCATTTGGTGTTGACTTGCAACTAATAATGCCCCATTATTATCCACATCGCAAGCAACATAGGAAAATAAATATATGGCACAGGTTAGATGCTCAGATGAGCACAAGGCGATGCTTGAGGAGTTGGTTGTAGTTGCTCGTGAGCACGCACCAAAAACAGAAGCTAAACCAACACAAGAATCAGTTTTAAATGGATTAATTGAGCGCGAGCATAAGCGTAGAAAGCAAGGTGAAGAGTGATGGGTAACATTATTGAAGTAGAGCAAAGCAATCAATCAGCGCTGCCTGTTAGTCAATCTCCAATGCGATTGGTTGAAATGGCAATACAGTCCAATGCTGATATAGAAAAGCTAGAAAAGCTTATGGACTTACAGGATAGATGGGAGGCCGGAAACGCTAAGAAGCAATTTCTTCTTGCAATGGCTAAGTTCCAAAGTATTTGCCCTGACATCATAAAGATGAAGAAGGCGCATAACTCAAATTACGCCCCTCTTGGTGATATCGTTAACCAGATTCGCAAACCTCTGTCTAGTTGCGGAATGTCTTACCGATTCGAGCAAGATCACACCGGTGGAATTAATGTTAAGTGCATTGTTAGTCACTGTGATGGGCATAGTGAGTCGACTCAAATGTCAGCACCAGCCGATAGCTCGGGCTCTAAGAATGGAATACAGGCGATTGCATCAACCGTTACTTATCTAAGTAGATACACGCTAACCGCCGCTCTAGGCATCGTCACTGCCGATGCTGATATGGATGGCCGATTACCGACCGATCCAATGAATGTGATTAGTGATGAGCAGGTTCAGGAGTTGATACCGCTTCTTTGTGATGAGAGTGGGCACTACACGCAAAAAGGAACAAAGGTATGCCAGGCGTTTAAATTCACCAACATTAATGAAATTAAACCGAAGGACTTTCAGAAAATACTTAAGGCGGCTAGCTAATGAATATCATCGAATCAATGGAGCAAGGTTCTCAAGAGTGGCTAGATCTTCGACTTGGAAAAGTTACAGCATCAAAGTTCAAGGATGTAATGACAAATGGCCGAGGCAGCAATCCATCAGCAACAGCGAAGACATACATGATAAAGCTTGTAGCTGAAATTCTTCGCGGTGAGCCGTTGCCATTCTTTGAGAATGACGCAATGAAGTGGGGAACAGAAACAGAACCGCAAGCGCGAGCCATGTATGAGCTTAAGAACGATGTTGAAGTTAAAGAGGTGGCATTTGTAGAGTTAAATGAATTTGTCGGCGTAAGCCCTGATGGATTGGTTGGTGATGATGGCTTGCTTGAGATTAAATGCCCAAACACCGAAACGCAAATTAAACGATTCTTGGATGACGCTGGATTGCCAGGTGATTACGAGGCGCAAGTTCAAGGCCAGTTATGGGTAACAGGTCGCCAGTGGTGTGACTTCGTATCCTTCGACCCGCGCATCGACGTGGAAGCGTCTTACATTCAGACTCGCGTTTATCGTGATGAGGAATACATTGGAAAGCTAGAAGAGAAAGTATCTATCTTTGTGGAAGAAATGAAATCAATGATCAACAAACTAACAGGTGAAAAATAATGGCACAAGTAACTAACAAGCAAAACATGACTATCGCAATTCGTGAGTACCAAGATAACCAAGGCCAAACTAAAAAGGTATGGAAAACGATTGGTGAGATTACAACTTGGGGTGATGGTTCGCAGTCGTTTGAGGTTTGGGGTCCTACTGGCTCAACCGCTGGTCAGGTTTTTGACAAGCAGGATAACAACCAAGAGCAAGGTCAACAGGGTGGATACCAAAATCAACCACAACAACAGCCGCAACAAGGACAGCAAGGCGGGTGGGGTCAACCACAGCAGCCAAATAACTACCAAGGCCAACGTTAATTTAAACAACTAACGCGCCCTTAGTGGGCGCTATAAGGAAAATGATGGGCGGAATGAAGCACGACCAGGATAAGCCACGGTATGACTTATTACCACCAAAGGCTATTGATGAGCTGGCAAAGGTTCTAACCTTCGGCGCAGAAAAATACGCACCTAACTCATGGGCTGGTGTGGAAGATGGAATTAACCGGTACCGGGCTGCATTACTTCGCCATACGTTCGCGATTCAGAGCGGTGAAACGCTTGATAGTGAATCTGGATTGCCACATTCAGCGCATGCTATGTGTTGTGCTGCATTCATTGTTGAGTTAGAAAAGCTATAGGAAGGTAAATAATGCATAACTACAGTAAAAACGCACAAGGCGAATGGATCGATAAGCCAAAAGAAAAATCACTGGAAACTGGAGATAAGTTACTAATGAGCATTGGTGTTGTTGGTGGTTTTATTATGCTATTACAAGAAATGGTTAAGGTGGCTTTCTCATGAATATCGCAACACAAGTAAGACAAAGTGCAGAGCTCAGTGGATCTTCATTGCGCGATATGTGCGAGCAAGAATGCACAGCTAAGTTAGTAAGTGAATCAAATAGGACGGTTGTGTTTTTATTCTCTGATAAATCCACAATCGATATGTTAGCAACTCAAGATGATATGGAGTAAGTATGAATACGGCACACTTTAGAGAAAAAGAATTTGCTTGTAAATGCTGCGGAGAAACTAAGCCAAACAGCGAGCTAATGGCAGTATTGCAACTTGTACGCTTACATTTCAATAAGCCAGTGGTTATTACATCAGGTTATCGCTGCCCGAAACACAATAAAGCAGTAGGCGGAGCTAGCAAATCAAAACACCTGGAAGGCATTGCTGCTGATATTCAAGTAAAAGACATAGAGCCAATGGAGGTTTATCACCTGCTTGATTCGATATTCCCTAACCACTACGGCATTGGTTCTTACAAATCATTCACCCATATCGATGTTAGACCAAACAAGGCGAGGTGGTAGGTATGGAATGGCTAAAAAAGATAGCAGGTTACGCGCCTGATATTGTCGGGGCGATTGTGTCGGGTGGTGCTACGCTGCCCGCTACAGCACTTCGAATTATCAGTAAAGAGTTAACAGGCGTAGAAACGGACAATATTGACTTGGTTGAAAAGGCTGTGAATGGTGCAACACCTGATCAACTATTGAAACTTAAACAGGCGAACAATGATTTTATTGTTAAGAAGTTGGAGATTCAAGCCAATGAAATGAATAGCGCTCGCAACATGTACACAACCAGTGGAAGCGTGCAGGCCGACAAGATAGCCGATCGCGTGATGAAGTGGAACATTATCTACGCTGTGGTTATCGCACTAGCCCAAATCTTTGCGCTTACTTACTTTACTGACTTGCCTGACACGGTAATTGTCATCATTGGCAACGTTTGCGGTTGGATAATCAAAGGTGTGCTCGATGAGCGTAAAGACGTTACTGGTTTTTATTTCGGATCGAGCATAGGCAGCAAGGCGAAGGATAATAAATAACACCCACAAAAAAGCCCCTCGACAAAGGGGCTTCCAAACTACTATCAAATTAACAACAGGATGTAACAATGAA